CCACCATGCGGCGAGCCCGGCGATGCTGCGGGGATTGAACCCTGTCGCGAGCGGACGAAACAATCTCGGGTTCATCGGCATGGGAACGTCCGTAGAGTAGGTGATGTAAAGACGTTAGCAGGACGGTGGCGGGTCAGGGACGAACGTGTTGGCGAGCCCGCCGTCGTTGCAGGCCGAGCCCGTGAACGTGGCCGTCTGGATTACTTCTCCCGCGTTTACTGAGCTGTCGTTAAACGTGGCTTCCTGCTCCACAAAGCCGGCGTCATTCATAGAGCTGTCGTTAAAGGTGGCAAACCCGTTGACGGAGCCTTGATTTGTGGAGGTGCCGTTAAACACCGCGTCACCGTAGATCTGCCCCAGCGGTGCTAGAGACGCGGCTCCCGAGAATGTTGCCAAGCCGGTGACTGCGACCATCATTGACACGGTCGCGCCGTCAGCAAAGAACTCGGCAACCGTGGGCATGGTTTCGCTTACGTCGTCCAATAGTTCGTCGATGTACACCGTGACCGTGTCGGCCGGGCCTGGGAGGCGCGGGGCAGGCGTTCTTGCCTGGGGATCTAGAAACCAGTTGCCAAGCGTCGTCCACTGATCGTCTACTGTGTCGTACCAGAACATCGTCAGCTCATTAGAACCAACGAGTGTAGACCCAAGGTAAACGCTGGGCGAGGCGCTTCCGAGATAAACCGATACGCTGGTGTTGCCAAGGTAGATGGGCATTAGGAGAAGTTGCTGAACGCAGACAGGTCAGCCTCCGTGAGCGTGTAGCCGCCGCCGAGATCGTCCATCATTGTGTTGATAGCTGCGATGTGGGCCGAGACGAAGGTGCCAGACCCAGCGCCGCCAAACGTAAATGTCCCAACCAAAATTGGCTGTGCGTTGACAATCAAGAACACCGGGTTTCCTGAGTCGCCCACCACAATGGGCTCGTAATAATCACCCGCGGGGGCTGGAGCTACACATGAGAATCGGCCGACAGATAGCCGCCACAGGCCCGCGGTAGTTGCCCGCTCCTGCTGATTCAGTCGCAAGATCGGCACTGTCTGCCGAACAGCCAGATTGGGCAGATATTCCGCCCAGTCGTCCGGAAGCACCTTGGCAAACGATATGCTGGCCGGGACATCGGAATCCAACACACCAATCGTAATGTCCGGATACAGGGAGATGTACTGTGGGTGCGTCTCTAGGGCGGTAATGGTGCGCGTCACCACCGCGCCATCCTGGGAGACGAACTTAATGGAGGCATTGACTGCCGGGTGGAAGTCTGCATGTTCGCAGAACAGCACATGCCGCGGGCTAATCAGCGTGCCTGCGCGTTGAAGGCCGCCCGTGCTGTTCCATGGAGATGCGCATGTGAGGTCAATGCCGGATGCCCAACATGCCGGGTTGCGGATGAATGTCGTCCCGTCCTGCTGGGTGAAGACCTCCAGTGAACCAGACAAGCGGCTGGCGACCTGGGCTTCGCAATGAGCCGCCAGTGAGCCGTCGGCCCATCCGGTAAACGAGTCCACAGTCGCCGGATCTGCGCTAGTGGTGGTCACGGCCACGGCCGCAACCTCCCCGTCCTCCGCAGTGGCGAACAGCGTGCAACTGCCGTCAGCCTGGTAAGTGAATTGCCCGTTCTCCCCAATCGCTAGAACGGCCGGGCTGGATGACGACAAGGCGATCTCCTTGTCGTAGTCTGCCTGGCGGAGCTGCGGCAAGGCAAGATAGTCGGTAACATATCCCGCGGATGTCAGCCGCTCCAGGACTTTGTCTTCGACTGTCACCTGCGAAATAGAGCCGGGAGCGGTGATTCGATTGACGGCAAATGCCGACACGTCAAAGGAACGCTCTGCAACAGGGCGCTTGATAAACGTCCTGGAGAACTCCGTGGTGGCTAGGCCACAGTCCAATGGATAGTTCGCAGCGTCAATCAATCCGTCACCACATAGAGAGTTGCGGAGTCCTTTGTGGCAAGGGCTGCATAGGCAGCGGCCGTCAGGACAACGATCTTGTTCACGCCGGTTGCGGACGGAATTGTGATTCCCCCGGCCGTGCTGCCGTCTCCGACGACGAGGTACTTGTCGTCCGTGACCCAGACAGGTTCGCCTTCCAAGGGAGTGATCTCATCGACTTCAGACTCTGTGCCACGCCTGATCTGAAGATTTGCAGCTCCCTCAATGTCGATCCATTCGCCGTCCTTGCGGGCGTAGGTGCCGCCGTCTTCTGGGGCTTCGGGCGTAGCGGCAAGCTCAACGGCGCCACTGGAGTCCTGGTAGTACAAGGCGCCATCGGCTGCGTTGAGGGCGATCTCGCCTTCCTCAAGCTCCGCCGAGGTGGGTGTGTCTAAGGCAGTATTGGACGTCCGGACCCTGACAGGCCCGCCGTCTGGAAGTCGAAACACCATTTCTCACCCCTTTGCCATAACGGTCATTGCACAGGTCGTTCCGCCTACAACGACGGGGACGACATAGTTCACTGCGAAACACGCATCGGGAACTGGATGAATCCCTACGGTCACGGCTGTGGTCACAGCAGCGCCGTCTGAGTAAATCCCGACCGGAGTCACGCTGGGGTCGTTGGTGCCGTGCCAGTTGATCTGGGTGCAGGAGTTGGTGGCTGCGATCATCACGCATGCCCCCCCAAACCGACCAAAGGGAAACAGCCCGGAGGTTGTGGCGGCTGACGAATTAGCCACCACCACAGTGCCGGGAGAGAAATGCCGCGCGATCTCGTTCATCGGTTCTTTACCTTGTAGGCATGCTTGTCAATGATTTTCTCGCGGAGTTCCCCGTCCTTGGCCCTGGGGTTTTTCCGCTTCTCCTTCCGCATCTCGTCCTTGATGATCGACTCTGAGAGCAGGACTCTCTTGGGCGGGGCTTCGCCGGGGTCGTAGTTCACGCTTCCAGTAACGTGCAATCGGCGCTTCCTTGCCACGCGGAGGACATCGTCGTTGGACGTTACCCATGCCGCGGGATCCTTCCAGCCACGCTTGTCCGCGATCCCGGCGCAGTAGTACTTGCCCGAGATGCTGATCCCCGCCTCGCGAGCCTCCCGGGAAACGTATTGAGCCTGCCGTTTCGGCATGTCGTTGAGCTGCTCGTTGTTCTGGCGGCCCTCAAGGAACGCACGGTCGGTGCCCTTTGTCCCGGGCGGGGCTTGGAGGGCGACCATCGTTGCCCACCGCTCGCCGTATGGGAGGGCGTTTTTGTAGGTTTCAATGGCGCTATGCCCGGCGTCTCGGACTTCAAAAGGAATATCCATATACGACTATTGCCCCTGGGGGGGAGGTTCTTGTCCTGGGGGAGGCTCTTGTACTGGTGGCGGCGGAGGAGGAGGGACGGCGTACCGGGAGATGTCCACGTTCATCGCCTTGCCCCAGTCCTCCAGGAGGGCATTGAAGATTTCTGGTCTGCCAGCCTGCAACAAGCCTTGCGCGACGGGCATGATGATCTGCATGGCCGAATTAATGTTCTCTATCCTGGTCGCGATGTTGGGCTTCCGGGCCGAGCCGGCTTCGACTCGGTACGAGTACTCCCGGACGATGGACTCTGGGTCTTCTGACTGGACATGGAGTTGCCACGCCTGAGCAGCCATAGGCCCAAGGAGAGGCGCAACGTCCTGTGGGTAGATGAGCCAGCGAGCAAGGAGCGCTTCTTTGCGGGCAACCTCAGACAGAGCATTCTCAAGAATGTCCGCATAATCGTCGGGCCTCACGGAAATCTGCTCGGCCTTGACCTGGGCCTCGGCTGCTGACCGGAACTGGCTCCGCGTCATGCCGTACACCAGCTCGGTTAAGCCAACCCTGCGATCAAACAGCGCTGTGACCTCTGCGATGATGTTGTACATGTCCTGCGTAACGCCGGGCAGGTTGAACACCGAGATCACATCGTTCACCGATCTCCCTACAGCTTCGGAGATTTCTACGATGTTGAAGCCGCCCTCAGACCGATCCAGGATCTTTGCCTTTATGTCTGGGTCGGCATGCTTTGAAACGCCGATTAGCGTCTGGGAGGAAGTCGCAATCCTGGTAGCCAGAAAGCTCATCGCCCAATTTATGAATCGCAACTCTCCGATCCCGGGACGAATCAGCGAGATTGGCCAGGAATATCCGGGCTTCCCATGCCACGCCAGGGGAGTGAACGGCCAGCCATTCGGCTCCGCCCAGAACGGTATGGGCCACTGGGCCGCCATGAACAATGACTGGGGAGTGCCAGTCTCGTCCACCTCTTCCTG